AGTTCTCGGACTTGGCCTCGGCCTACCAGGCCCTTCCGGCCCATATCGCGAAGAAGCACCTCCTCGCCTCCATGCGGCGCGCGATCCAGAAGGCGAAGGGGCCGCAGCTCCTCCGGCAGAACACGCCGCCCATCGGGCTAAAGCGAGGCCGCAAGGCGAAGAACGCAAAGCGAGCCGGATCGACCGGCGAGCTGCGGCGCAGCGTCATGACGAAGGCCCGTTGGATCGGCCGCAATAAAGACGGCTGGGCCGTCGCAGGCCTGGGCTACAGGTACGGTTGGAACAGCCGGAAAGCGATCTGGAACGAATACGGGACGCGGTGGCAGAAGGGCGTCGCGATGATGCAACGGACCTTCGAGTCGATCCGCGGGCCGGTCGCCAGCAACCTGTCGGCGGAGCTGGCGAAGGCCCTCGAGAAGGCGGCCCAGGAAGTCGCCGGCGGCAAAAACAAGGGCTACGGGAAGTAATCATGGCCGTTCCTCAAAAGTGGTTCTTCGCCGCCCTTGAGGCGGCCGGCGGATGCTCGGCCTACCCGCTGGGCGTCCCCGAGGGCGTCGCGACGCCGTTCATTGTGTACGGCCGCAGTGCCACCGCCCGCGAGCTGGTCCTGGCGGACACGCTGACCGAGGAGCCGGCGGCCGATGTGCTGCCGCCGTCCGGCACGTTCCAGGTCCAGATCTACGCCGACGGCTACCTGGCCGCGTGGGCCATCGCGGACGCGATCCGGGCGGCGATCCACAAGTTCGCCGGCGAGGCGGACGACGTGACGATCGACTCCTGCCTCCTCACGGAGGAGGCCGACGGCGACCCCGTCTTCTTCGACGGCCGCGACACGCCGACCTATGTCGTCGAGCAGACCTACACGGTCCGCTGGATCGACTGAACGTCGCCGGATCGCGCCGCGGTTTTAGGATCGGCACGACGCACAGGACGCCGTTATGCCGCTCTCCACGCTCCCCTCCGTCGGCTTTACGCTCCCCGCCGGAGCGACGAACGTCAAGGTCGCCAATAAGGGCGCCGACCCGTCGAGCTCGAACAACAAGGTCGACGTTACGACCCTCGAAGACGACGCCCGCGTCTACGCGGACGCTCCGCTGGTGGACGCCGGATCGGGCGCGGTCGACGGCGTGACCTCAACCGTGTCGGTCTCGTTCATTGCCCAGACCGGCGAGATCCCCGACGTGACGCCGCTCGCCACGACGACCGGCTGGATCTGCACCGAGGTCGAGGTCGAGTACGCGGTCGGCGAATACGCCAAGGGGACCGCGAGCTACGTCTACCGCCCCGAGGAGGAATGACGGATGGCCTTGATCTCTTCCCAGGGTGTCTCCTTCGGCGGCCTGTCGGGCTTGACGAACGTCAAGAAGAAGACGACGCGGCCCGACCCGACGAGCTCGAACAACCAGCTCGACGCGTCGACGCTGGCCCTGGCCCACGGGTCCAATCGCGTCTACGTCGATGGCCTGCCGGACGCCGGCACGGGCGCCGTCGAGGGCATCGCCCGGACGGTCTCGGTCTCGTTCCTGTCGGAGACGGCCCCAGAGGTCGGATCGGCCGTGACTGACGACGGCACGGTCTACAAGTGCACCGAGAGCGAAGTCGAGTACGCGGTCGGCGAGCTCGTGAAGGGGACCGCGAACTACGTTTCCGTCCCCGTCGAAGAGTGACCTCCGAGAGCGGCGGAGGCGACGATGCCAGTAGACCCGGAGCTGCTGTCCTCGCAGGGGACGACCGTCACGTTCGCCGGCTCCGATGTCGGATCGCTCCTGGGCGTCTCGGTCACGTCCGGCACCGCAAAAACGTCCAACGTCACGTCGGCCGATTCGCCGGTCGTGGGGACAGGAGCCGAGTCGCGGATCTTTACGTCGCTCGACTGTACGGCCGTTGACCCGGGCGCTGTATCTATCAGGCTGCTCGGGATGCCGGGCTGGACGATCGAGGACATCGGCTCGCGCGGGACGCTGGCGGTCGACGCCCCCAGCGGAACGCTCTCCGCCGACGCGATCCTCGAATCGTTTGAGTTCGAGGCCGCCGTGGGCGACCTGATCAAGGGCTCGGCAAACTTCGTGTTTACCGGAGAGTGAGATGCCGAAAAGCCTGGACGAATTGCTCGACATCGGCGAGGACCTGGTCGAGGTCACGCCACCGCGGGCGAAGTCGCCGATCCGCCTTCGCCATCCGTCGTTCGCCGAGTGGCACGCGCTCTCGGTCGCCCACCGGCAGCTCGACGGCAAGGACCCGCCGGCCGACCTGATCGCGAAGACCGTCGCCGTCTGTATCGCCGACGGCAACGGCGACCGGAAGTACAGGGACGCCGACCTTCCGGCCCTCCTCGAGACGAGCCCAAAGCTGCTCATGTGGGTCTATGTGAAGTGCTGGGAAACGGTCCTGCGGAATGACGAGAAGGAGGTCCGAGAAGACGAAAAAAACTGACGAGCGAGCCGTGGAGGTTGTTCCTCTACAGGCTCGCCGCTCACCACAGAATCTTCGACGTTGACCACCTGGCACGGACCGCGTCCATCCGGCAGATCCGCCGCTGGCTCGCGTTCTACCGGCTGGAGCCATTCGGGAACGATTGGCGACGGACGGCCCGGGCGACGGTGGTCACGGCGAAGGCGCTGGGCGCGAGGATCGACGAGGCGGCCGAGGAGATGTTCCTCCCGACCTACGATCCGACGCGACCGCTCCAGACCGAGGAGCAGATGCTGGCGGAGCTGATGAAGATACCGGCCGTCCGGAAAAAAGCGATGAAGGGTAAGGGCAAGTAATGGCCTCGACGATCGGCAAAGTCCGCGCGGTGTTCACGGCGTCGACCAGCGGCCTGACGGCCGGCGTCAACGCCGCGTCAGCATCCATGCGCCGCCTGCAAAAAGATGTCCAGGGTATGCGGTCTGGTATGTCAGCCCTGGTGGCGATCCAGGGCGTCCAGCTCTTCGGCAACATCACGGCCGGCGTCTCGCAGGCCGTGGCCTCGCTCGTCCGCATGGGCCAGGCCGAGGCTGAAGTGATCGACAGCACCAGCAAGATGGCCGCCCGTCTCGGCATGACATACGGCGAGCTCTCAGGACTGGCGCTTGCTGGTGACATGGCAGGCGTGGGCCTGGAGACGATCGGTGCCGCGGCCACGAAGGCCGATGTCGCCTTCGTGAAGGCGGCCAACGGATCCAAGCAAGCGACGGCGGCGTTCAACGCGATAGGCCTGTCGGTGGACCAGTTGAACGGACTGAGTGCCGCTGACAGATTTAAGGCAATCGCCGAGGCAATATCGCAGATTCCAACATCAGCCGAGCGGTCGGCGGCAGCTGTGGCCTTGTTCGGCCGGTCCGGTGCCGAGCTCCTGCCGCTGTTTGCCGGAGGCGCTGCCGGCATCGAGGCCATGACGTCGGAGTCTGAGCGGTTCGGTAGGTCTCTGAAAAATATGCAGGGCCAAGACGTGGAGGCGATGAACGACGCCTTCACGCGCGCTCAAAAGGCCATCCAGGGCGTGATCCAGCAGGTCGTCGCGTACCTGGCCCCGGCCGTCAAGGCGGTGACGGACGCCTTCACGAACCTGATCGGCAACATCGGCGGAGCGAACATCGGCCAGGCCATCGGCGACGGGATCCTTCAGGGCGCCCGCTACCTGGCCGAGATCGGCGACTGGTTCATTCAGAATATGTCCGGCGTCTGGGAGTACGTCTCGCAGATCGGCGGGCAGTGGAACGCGGTCTGGGCCTTCGGCCAGCAGGTCGCCGACTTCTTCGCCGGCGTGGCGAACACGCTGGACGCCGTGATGAAGGGCGTCGCGAGCATCATTTCGAGCGTGGTCGGCCGCGTCCTGAACGCCGTCGGCGAGCTCGCCCAGAAGATCCCAGGCTATGGGGCAGTCGGCCAGCAGATCGAGGCGGCCGGCGAGTCGCTGATGCAGTCGTCGAGGCAGATGTGGGCCGACGCCGGGGAGGCGGCCTCCCAGGCTGGGCAGAACTTCTCGGACGCCTTCAACGGCCGCGAGGTCGAGCAGGCCGGCGAGGCGATCGCCGGCCCGCTGACGAGCGCCCTCGACGCGGCGATCGCCCAGGCCGAGGCCTCCGCGGCGTCTATGGACGTGGCCGCGAAGACCGAGGTCGAGGTCCGCCAGCCTGTCGCCGTGGACGCGAAGCCGATCAAGGACGCGATCCAGGGCGTCGACTCCCGCAGCTCCGAGGGAGTGAAAGAAATGTTCCGCGTCATGCGCGGCGAGGGGACCGTCCAGGAGCAGCAGCTCGAGGCCCTCCAGCGCATCGCAGACAACACCGAAGACGACGGCGGCGGCGCGATGGAGTTCGAGGCCGTCGACCTGGCCCCGGCCGCAGGAGCGTAAACGATGGCGATCGTCTGGACCCGCGAAACAGTCAAGGACCGCGTTATCTCTGGGAAGTCCGGCGACGGTAACGTCTATCGCCGGTCTTTCCTGGTCCGGACGGACGATCCGGTCCAATCGCAGGCCGAAATCGTCAACTCCTGCGGGGTGGCGTTCGGCGACCCTCACCCCGACGACGGAGCCTGTGTTCTCCAGACCTTCGACTGTAAGCCAGTCGACGATTCCGGCCTTCTGTACTCGGTGTCGTTTGAGTATTCAAAGCCAGACCTCCAGGATCCCGGCGAAAACCCTGGGAGCATGCCGGGCCTGACCCCGACTTGGTCTGGCTCGTCGAGCGTGACGACGGGGCCGGTGTTTAAGGACGTGTTCGGAGACATGATCCTAAACTCCGCGGGCGATCCTCTCGAAGGCCTCGAGATGGAAAAGGCGGAGTTCCGGCTCACCTGCACCCAGTATTTCACGAGCCACACGACATGGGTGAACGGCGCCCGCGAGTACACGAACACGACAAACAGCGCCGAGTGGAACGGCGGCGCCGCCGGCGAGTGGAAGTGCCAGGGCAGTTCGGCGAAGCTGAATATCGACAACTCGAACCAGCAAGTCGTCGTGTACTGGGAAGTAACGATTGAGTTCGCCTATCGGAAGGGCGGCTGGGATCTACGGCCGTGGGATATCGGGTTCGCGCAGCTCGTCGATGATGAAGGCAATCCGAGCTCGACCGGAACCAAGCGGGCGCAGATCAAGGGCCAGGACGGCAAGCCGGTCCGCCAGCCTGTCGGCCTCGACTGCGGCGGAATGGCGGTCCCTGCCGGCCAGCCGCCGTGCGAGCTCTTCTTCATGGTCTACGAGCGCAAGGACTTTATGGCGGCGTTCGGCCAAGTCTTCACCCCGACGGCCTGACGCATGGGCAAGCGCGCCGATAACAGCGACCGCGGCGTCCTGATCACCCTCGAGGCGGCTCGCCGCATCGGGCGGGCTGTGCAGTCCTACGAACACGGGCGGCGGAATCAGCCTGGGATCAAGCTGCGGACGGCGTGGGGCGACGGAGAAGCGGACGATCAGATTAGGCTAGGTCGCGTTTCCTCCAGCTGGGCAAAAGGGAATACGGCAACTGTCGAAGAGCTCGACGAAGACGGAAACCCGCTCAGCCCGTCCGTGACGTTCCAGGCGAAAAACTGGTTTATCAACCTCACGGTCGGAGCCGGCTACCGGAAAGTCGCCTGCGCGCTATCTCGTGGCGTGTGGATCCTCATCGCGGCGGAGTGCTGACGGATGCTCGGGTCCGACTGCTCGTGTTGCGACCAGCCAGCGTGCTATCCGTGCGGTGTCGACGGCGAGATGCCGGCGACCGTCACGGTGGAGCTCCACAACATCGAGGTCCGGAGCGATGACCTGATCGCGATCACCGTCGAGGCCTGTTTCGGGTCCGGCGCGAGCCTGCGGGCCACGGACCCACACGGAGCCGCCGCGAACGCCGGGCCGCTCTCTACTGTCGTCATTGACGAAGGCGGCAGCGGGTACGCGGCGCTCGGCAGAATCGAGCCCCCAGTCGAGGCGTCCTCGTCGCCTGGCAGCGGAGCGACGTTCGCCGTCACAC